TTCAACTGGCGGCAACCTGCTTATTCATGGCTCGTTCACCACTGCCAAGCTCATTGACACAGGCGACATTCTAAAGATTACTGCTGGTGATTTAGACATCACAGCGGCATAGGTGTAGCTGATGGCCACCGGCACTCCGCATCTAGACAATTTTACAGGCAGTATTGATGCGCTTCCATATTCTTTGGATAGCGCATTACTGCTTACTAAGGTTGATTGGTCTAATCCTGACCTAGAGCAGCTAGATAATTGGGGTACGCTTGAGCAATTAGACGCATATGGGCTGACGTTAGACCAGCTAGACCAGCTTGAGGTCAAGCATTTTGAGGGCATTGCTACAACAACGATTACTGTTGCGGCAGAAGTGCAGTTTGCTATTGAGATGCCAGGCACAGCTTCATTTGCTGTTTCTGTTGCATCTGAAAACACTCGCATACGGCCTATGCAGGCGTCCGTAACAGGCGTTGCAAGTTTTGATGCTGTTATAACACCTATTAGAACAATGGCTGCCGCTGAAAGTATTGCCGTAACTGACACGGCTGTACTAACAAGGCTTCGCACAACACCGGCTTCAGCCTCTATTGCAGCCACCTCTACAGCAATACCTAGTATGGTATACTTGGTGTCAGCAACACCATTAGTAGCGGTCACAACAACAGGCGCTGCAAATGGTATATTTGTTATGGCGGGTACACTAGAGGCCGCTGTAAGTGCTGTATGTATCGCCAAGCGTCTTGGTGAAGATTGGGGTAATGTAGCTGTAGGCTCAGAGGTTTGGGGCGATGTTGCTGTAGGAAGCGAGATTTGGGGTGCTGTCACAGTTCCCACTAACGGCGATTTGATTTGGGGTACATTATGATTCAGTTCGGTGAATGGCTACCAGACCAGCCAGATTATATGAATGCTGGCGTTACAGACGCTAAGAATGTGGTTCCAGCTTATAATGGCTACCGGAGCCTTAATAGTTTTGTGCCTTATTCGACAAGCGCGTCTAACACAATATTAAACGTGTTTTCTGCAAAGGACTCTTCTGGCGCTGTTAAGTTATTTGCTGGCGACAGCGGTAAGCTATATCTGTTTAACCAGACTGGCTCTACATTAGACGACATTAGCAAGGTAGGTGGCTATTCTTTGACATCTGAAGAGCGTTGGCGGTTCGTTAAATTTGGCGAAGATGTTATAGCTGCTGGCGGGGTTTCAGAGGATTTGCAAGTTTACAACCTGGGAAGCTCAAGCATCTTCGGCGCTCTTTCTGGGTCGCCCCCAAAGGCTGATTTTATTGCTGCTGTTCGTGATTTTGTCTGGACGGCCAATGTTGACCAAGGCTCTGGCCGTGTTCCATACCGCTGTTACTGGTCTGGGTTTAACGACATTACCAGTTGGACACCTGGTGTAGACCAGTCTGATTTCCAAGACATACCTGATGCCGGAGCTATTACCGGCCTAGTAGGTGGTGAATATGCGACTGTATTGATGGAACGCGCTATTGTTCGCGCCACATATACAGGCCCGCCGCTAATTTGGCAGTTCGATAAGGTTGAGACTGCTCGTGGATGTCAGGTTCCTGGTTCTGTCTGCAACATTGGACATATGGTGTTTTACCTATCAGATGACGGCTTTTACGCTTTTGATGGCTCTAAGTCACAGCCTATTGGCGCTGAGAAGGTAAATCGTTGGTTCTTTGATGACTTTAACTTTGGCTACAAAGACAAGATGACATCTGTGGTTGACCCGCAAAACCAGTTGGCTATCTGGTCATATGTCAGCAACAGCGCGATTGACACTACGCCAGACAGGCTACTTATCTATAACTATGCTTTGAATAGATGGTCATATGCTTCTGTTAGAGCAGACTTGGTAGCGCCATTCTTTACAGCAGGTTATACGCTTGAAAGCCTAGACCAGATTTCCGCGTCTTTGGACGGCCTGCCAGCGTCTCTTGATAGCGCCTTGTATAAAGGTGGCCAGTATTTATTTGGCGGTGCGCTAGGAGATAAGATATATGCTTTCTCTGGAGACCCGCTAGAAGGCACCATTATTACAGGTGAAACAGGTATTGCCACTGGTAAACACACGATTATAACAAGAGCTTATCCGTACCACGAAGATGGTGATGTTACTGTAGCTATTGGTCTTAGAGGCACTCACACTGACCTAGTGGCTTATACAGCGGCTGGTTCGCCTAATGCTGCTGGGTTTGTACCGTTTAGGGCGCAAGACCGCTACCATAGGGCTAAGATGACGCTTACAGGCCAGTGGTCATATGCTCAGGGCATGGACATTGAGGCTCGTGAGGTTGGCAGACGATGACCACTACCGAACGTGTAACAAACTTTAGGATTTTGAACCCTATTACAGCAACAACTCGTGAGGTTGCTGAGGTGCTAAACCGTACTATTAATGGCGGTTTAAACAGTATCGGCTATGTGACTTTTCCATCAAGCAGCACTCAAGTAACAGTAAATGAGCCTAGATATTCAACGTCTAGCTTGGTGTTTTTTACAGGCGTAGACCACGACCCTTGGCACCACAACCCATATATTGACAGCACTAGCACAGACGGAACTATGGTTATAAACTATCAAAACGCAGGACATGATGCACGGTTTGCGTACCTCATTATTGGATGAATTTGAACGCCTAGCGCATCATATTGATGCGGCATTGGGTTACACTGGCGGCAGTCATACGTCTGTAGACGTTCTGGACGCTATAAAGAATGGACAAGCACAGTTCTTTCCGCTTGCAAATTCTGTTATAGTGACTGAGATAATTGATTATCCGCAAATGTCTGTATGCCGTATCTGGCTTGCGGGTGGAGAAATGGAAGAGCTTTTAGAAGCTGAAAAGAAGATTGTCGAATGGGCCAGGGGTCTTGGCTGTAGCGGCATGGAAATCATCGGACGAAAAGGCTGGGAAAGACAGCTAAGTGAATACAAGGCATCGTCCGTAGTTCTTACAAAGGAAATATAAGATGAGCAAAGGCGGCGGCAGCACAAGGACTATCAACACGGCGGTTAATCCACCGGCGTATGCAAAGCCATTCCTTGAGTATGGGCTATCAGAAGCAAAGGACTTGTATGGTTCGGCGCAGCCTCAGTATTACCCAGGCCAGACCACTGTTGGTTTTTCTCCTGAGTCAGAGATGGCCTTGTCTGGAATCCGTGACCAAGCTATTACTGGAAGCCCTTTCATCAAAGCCACACAAGATGTTGTAATGCAGAACCTGATGGGTACTAACCCGCTACAGGCTGCTGCGTTCCGTCCTGTTGTCGAGCAAATGCAGGCTAGAGCATCACAGGCTGGTCGTTATGGCTCTGGTTATGAGCAGGCCGCATTAGCACAAGCACTGGCTCCACAAGCCCTAGCAGCCCAGCAAGCGGCTATTGGACAAGCTGAAGGAGCGCGTCAGTTCGGCATGGCAGACCTTGAGACATTAATGCGGGTCGGTGGTGCTAGAGAGGCTCAGTCACAGGCAGAGTTGGCGGCAGATATCGAACGCTTCCAGTTTGAGCAGAACAGACCACAGCAAAAGCTGCGGGATTACATGGCGACTGTTGGTGGCGGTACTGTTGGCAGTGAGCAAATTACGCCGCAGTTTAGAAACCCAACGGCAGATTTCTTGGGCATGGCGACACAAGGCGCGGGTCTTCTTAGCGACCTCAAGCTTATTTAAGGGGCTAAACATGGATAGATTAGATTTACTCGGCCTCAGAAAAGCAGCTTTAGGTAACGCTTTGGGCAGAGGCATGACACCAGCCGGACGGTTCCTTGAGCAACCTTCTACAAGCAGCGCCGCTATTGCAGACTCTCAAAACGCCTTTGCTCGTCAGGGATTGCAGGCAGGTGCTTTGGCTGAGGCAAACAGAGGTATGTCAAACGTAGAAGCTGCTAATTTACGCGCCCTTAAAGCTCTAGGAGCGTCACAACAGCCTGCAACGGGTATAACTAAGCCTAAACTGATTACACCCACCTCAGCGGCCTCTGGTGCCGGTTCTTTGCTGCCTGGACGCGGTACACCTGGTTCAGCAGCACTTGGTGCGTTTGGTCAAACTATGTCACAGCTAGGTGGTTGGCAGGATAAGCCAATGACCTTTGGGCAAATCCTTGGTACGTCTTTAGGCAAGGCTCGTGAGGCGTATGGCACGGCAGAAGACCGTCAGCGTCAGATTGCGGCTGAAGAAGCGGCTGCCAAGCGTCAGGCAGAGCAGGATGCACTTACAAAGCGTTATCGTGACGCCCAAATCGCTCAAATGCAAGGCAAGAAAGAGGGTGGTATAAAGATTGGGTCAATAGTTAAACTTCCTCTTAAAGGGGATATGATACAAGACCAAATGTGGGACGGCACAAAGTTTGTAAATCAGGGAGACCCTTATTCCAGATTTTCTCCAAAAGCTGACACTAACGTAACAATAACTCAAGAAGCGGAAAGTGAGAGCGCCAAAGCTTTAGCTAGAAAAGGCGCTGACTACACATACGACCAGCTTGGGAAATACGAAACCCAGGCAAGGAGTGCGTCAGAGTTAGTGGAACAATATGACACTATACAAAAAACACTTGAGTCAAACCCAGATTTACAAACAGGGGTTTTGCAAGAGTTGTTTTTGCCGTTTCAAAGGTTAGCTGCTAGCGCTGGTTTCCTTAATGATAAAGACCTAAAAGAGTTGCAGGCACTAGAAACCATACAAGCAAAGATGGCTTATATTGTTCCTCGTATGCGTGAGGAAGGTTCTGGCTCAACGTCAAACTTTGAAATGAATGTGTTTAAAACAGCCGCACCAGGACTCGGGAAAACAAGAGAATCAAACCTTTTGCTAGCAGCCAGCGCCCGCCAAGCTGCTCAACACAGAA